ACAAAAAGCATCTAATGCATTATATTACCATACAAGTGATGGTTATTTTAGAGATGCAGATGGAACTGTGGGTTACTTTGATTTTTATTTTTCTACAGGTAATATAGCTAGTGGAACATTTAGTTTATATGGATTGGTGAAAAGCTAATGGCAATAATTAGAGCAAACAATAATACTTTATCTAGTGTAACTGCATTACCTTTTGCAACTGGTGGGTTGGTAAAATTAAATACTACAAATATTACTTCTAGTACAGCACTTATAACTTTTGATAATACATTAATTACTGACACTTATAATAAATATATTATTGAATATGAAGGTTTTAAACCTGTTACTGATACTGCTACTATTAGGTCAAGATATTCAACAGATAATGGTAGTTCTTTTCTTACTGGAACTTTTAATTATGGTTATCAATACACAGCGTTAGGTGGTGCCTCTTCTGGTGGTTCAGGTAATACAAAAAGTAATTATGCTAGCAATGATTATGGAGCAGGTAATAACGCTAATCATCAATATGCAGGAACTTTTCATATAAATGGTATGAGAGATTCAACAAGTTATTTATCAATAAGACACGAATGGATTCAAGAAAATGCAACTGACAATACTTATGTATCACAAGAAGGTTGGGTATTAGAAGATGTATCTGTAATTAATTTTATGGAATGGAGTTTTAGTAGTGGAAATATTGCAGATGGAACATTTACTTTATATGGACTAACTAAATAAAGAAAGGAGGTAAATATGGCTTATAAATATAAAATGGTCAATGGTAAGGAAGTAGAATTAACTGCTGACGAAATCAAAGAACTAGAAGCTAGAGATAAAACTTGGGCAGATGGTGAGTATGACAGACTAATGCTTAGTATTCGTCAAGAAAGAACAAATCTTTTAGCTGAATGTGATTGGATGGGAATGTCTGATACAACTATGTCTGCTGATTGGAAAACTTATAGACAAAAGTTAAGAGATATAACTAAAGATGTAGATACAGTTGATAAAGCAAAAGCTGTTACTATGCCAGAGAAACCGAAATAATGGACACAAGAACTATACATGATGTTGCGGCAGAGATGGAGGCACATGAACGTGAGTGTGCTGTATATCGTTCTTCTACACAACGCAGTCTTGATAATTTAGAAAGTAGAATTAAACGATTAGAACTGCTTTCAATGACCAGTACAATATCTATATTAGGAGTAGGATTAACTATAATATTTAAGGTATTCTAATGATAGACCCTATTAGTGCATTTGCTGTGTTAAAAACTGCCACTAATGCAATTCAAGAAGCAATAAAAGTAGGAAAAGATTTATCACAGTTAGGTGGTCATGTGCAGAGATGGGCAAATGCAGAAGCAAATATAGATATAGCGGCGGCAAAAAAAGGTAGTTTTGTAGGTAAAATATTTGGTAAGTTTTCTGCAACAGAACAAACAGCAATTGAAGCTCATTTTCGTAAAGAAGAATTACGTAGAATGAGAAAAGAAATGCGTGAAATCTTTTTATTATATGGAGATGCCGGGCAATGGGAACGATTACAAGCTGAGATAGCAGAGCATAGGGCTAAAAAAAAACAGCAACTGCGAGAAATGGAAAGAATAAAAAAAAGAAATAGAGATATTGTAATTATTACAATTGTACTTATCATTGCAAGTATTGTAATGTATAATTACTTTGGATTTCTCTTGAAAATGAAAGGATTTATTTAGTGCAATTAAGTCCACATTTTTCATTAAGAGAATTTACTAAAAGCCAAATGGCTGAGAGATTAGGTATAGACAATTATCCTTCCCCATTACATATTACCAACCTCACCCATTTGGCTACCAATCTTCTAGAACCATTACGAACACTTGTGCAGAAACCGATTGTAATTACAAGTGGTTATCGCTGTCCTCCGTTAAGTGAAGCGATTGGTTCCTCATCTAAAAGTCAACATTGTGTAGGCAATGCTGTTGATATTGAAGTATTTGGTACATCAACTTATGACCTTGCAGACCTTATTGTTACTTCATTTAATTTTGACCAATGTATATTGGAGTGCTATACAGGAGAAACAAATAGTGGGTGGGTTCACGTTTCACTCGTACAAGAAAATAATAGACAAGAAGTTTTAACCTATGATAAGGTCAACGGGTATAGAAAAGGACTAATAAAATGATAGGTGCATTACTTGGCCCAATAGGTTCTGTAGTTTCAACGTGGCTTGAAGGTCGCAATCAAAAGATAAAAGCCGAAACAGAAACACGAGTAGCTATTGCAAAAAGTCGTGCCGAGATAGCCAAGAAACAAGCGGCAGGTGAGATAGACCTACAGCAAAGTCTAACTGACCAAATGGGAGAGTCATGGAAAGACGAATTTTGGACTCTTGTTATTGGTGGTATATTGATTTGTTCATTTTTACCATTCACACAAGATTCTGTACGTCAGGGTTTTGAATTCTTAGAGAAGTCAACACCGGATTGGTTCACTCATATAATATTAATTTCTGTTAGTGCCTCATATGGACTTCGTGTAGGTAAAGGAGCATTTGGTGTGCTACAGAATAAAATGGAGAAACGTAATGCCAAGAGGTAGACCAAGAAAAAATACACAAAATAATGATAAACCCATATATATTGATACAGAAGGTAAAGTTAAGACCGATATATGGTCGAGGATGCTTAAAACAGAGTACTGGCGAATGAAGTATCGTTATATGATGAATCGTCCTGTACGCTCAGCTATACTCGTTGTAGCTATTGTTATGGCTTTATTGTATTTATTCTAAAGAATATATACGTTTATCATACCGAAAATCTGAAAAGCGTGTACATTTCATTGCAACTACATTAAATTTAGATGACAAAAATTGTTCTTGTATACTCCACCATGTAAAAACATTACATTTTGAGAGTAAAGGAACAGCATATTTAACATACATTCTACTTTCATATTCTAACCAAAGTGTAACTACAAATAGTTTGAACATTATTTTTTACAAATTTGTTTGAAGGCAGTATACCCAAACATAGTCATTGCAGGCCTATCTTTTGGCGCAGATATACCTTTAAAAACAAAAGTACAATCATATTGTTTGTGATTAGCTAATGCTTGTTCAAAAAATGCTCTGTTCTCCGGATTAGCTATATTTAAAAGTAGAAATAAACTAAATACAATACTCATTGTGTTTCCTTTCTTGTTAATAGTTCAATAAATAAATTAATATCAAGGCACATAAGTGTAGTGCCGTGGTCTTTGTGAAGTGCTAGTATATCTGCACCTCCTTTCCAACGCTCCAAAGTTTTAAAGCCCTCACCATTTGCTCGTGCTTTTACTTCTACCGTCATTCTTGGTTCACGTATTTCTATATCATGGGGAAAGTCTTGTATAGCACCAGACATAGGTTGTCTACGACATTCAATGCCACCTCGATTAAGTTCTTTGACAAGTTTTGCCTCAACTCTGTAGCCTTTACGCTTACTAAATTTTCCCATTAGCTACCACCAAGTTCCGCCATTTGCCTTGTTCTTTAGCAAGGTAGCCTTTTTGTACGAGTTGCATACAAATTCTGTAAGCGTTTGCACCTGCAGAGTACCCACAGCCCTGTGCAATTTCCTCATAGCTAGGGCTGTAGGTATTTTGTGCAATGAAGTTCCGTACGAACTTCAAAACCTTGAGTTCATTTTTAGTCATTAGTATGGTACCTCATCAAACTCTTGACCAATTTCTGCTTTTTCTTCTGTATCAGATGGTCGTGTTTGTTCTTTTGAAGTAATCATAGATACTTTTTTGGGTGCATTACCTCCAAGCATTACAAGTTTGCTAGAAAATTTTTCCATATGAACTTCTGCTTTTTCTTTTTCTACACCTTCGTGTTCGAATGTTCTGTATACAAGTTTACCTTTGATATAAAGTCTGTCACCTTTCTTGACAAAACGCTCAATTGTATCAGCTAATCGTTCATCCCAACACACAACCTTATGCCATTGTGTTGTATCTGGTGCGTCTTTTCTTTTATCTGTAGTTGCAAAAGTAAAGATTGCATACTTGTTACCATTAGATGTTTGTTTTATATCGGGGTCAATACCCGTGTTACCGATAAGTTGCACTTCATTCAGACTTGCCATTAGATACTCTCCTTTCTGCATCAATTACTGCAAAGTGTTCTCTTGTTTTTTCAATGTATTTACTGCTATCAAATAACCCAAGAAAGACATCTGCTGACATGCCAAGGTGACTAAATGCTTTAGTCATAGCATCTGTCATTGCTTTCTTTGGTGCCTCATCATCAAGCCCACCATTCTTTTTATACAATGCTTGTACAGAAGATACCGGGCCATATTTGTACCATTGTTTATCTAGCTTTGTGGCTACACAATATCTGATAGATACTTCTGCAAATACACATTTGTCTGTGTAGGTATAGTTTACGTGATATGACCAACCTTGACCTACCGGGCCAAACAAGTCGGTCATCATCATAATCTGATACATTGGGTCAATAGTTGTAAGTGTTTTACCACCAAACTTTTGAAATGGTTTGGTATATTTGGGATTAGTTCTACCTAATGCTTTCCAAATATCCATATTAGTTTTGATTGTACTTGTCATTTATGCTCCTTTCATTTTACGAATTGACAAATGGTTTGCCTTGTTTCGGGCTATTTGGAGGCCCGAACCAGAGGCAAACCTACAATTACTAGGTACTATATCTTTTAATTGTTTACCTAATTCTTTATGTAAATCATGTGTATCTTTTGTTGTACACCATTCTGTAGCTAGTGAAGTAAATTCATTGTTTTTCTTTTTGTCATAGTCAATTGAAATCATGTCATCTAGTACAATTGATTTGATATGTTTGTGTTCTTCTACATCACGTGATGGGATAATATCTGTATCTAACATCTTTTTGAACTTGTCAGTTTGTTTGATAAGTTCATTCATATATTTTTTATCTTTACTTACTTTGCAATATTGATATTCAAAGTTACCAAAGAATACGGATAGATAAATAAATTCTAT